ATTTGTCCTGTATTCATAAGATAAAAAAAGCTCGCAAGAACCACTTTGCGAGCTTTTGAGTTGGTTAGTATTTGTAACCACCTTCCAACCCCCGGTTGCTGTGGTTCTTTAGCAAACGGGGGGCGGAATATTTTAGCAAACATAAAACAACCACGCGAGGTTGTCAAGGATTTTCTTCATTATTTTTTATGTGCCATGTTTCGCACTCCCAACACATATACACCTGCTGGTCGTAATCACAGTTCTCCTGGGCCTCTTTACGAGTCTTGTAACACCTTTTGCCACAGCCATATATGGAGTTTTTAATCATAAACCCAAGCGATAAGAGTACCAGTATAATTGAGCAGATAAACATAGCGCAAATTTACGCAAAATAGGCCTGTTTACAAGCAAGAACTTGACACTGTGTGATTTGTTTGTATATTTGCAATATGACAAAGTTGAGACCACCAGACGGACGTGTTTTTGTATCGCTTGATAAAAAGCACAAATACCAAATGGACGTAACGATAACTGCCGTTGGAAACGGGGTAGACCTTGAGGTTGGAAAAAAGGTTTGCGTTGTCGGTAAAATGCAGAGAGTTGAACTTCAAGACATTGAGATTTATTCTGTCAGTGTTGACAATATTGCTTTTTTATATGAATAATACACAGAACTGGAACAGGGCGATACTGCTTGTAAATCAAATGATTGAGCAGAAGATTGAGATTTACGAAGTGATGAAAATATTCACACCTATGTCTGCTCGCGCTCGCAGAAGTTTGCTGTACTGCAACCCCAACATAACAAGCGATCAATTGGACGAGGTGGAACTGGCAATAAAAAGATATAAGTCAACGCTTGAAGAGATGGGGAAAACCCAGGTCGAGACTCGCATAAAGCGTTCTACGTATTTTCAAAAACTGAAAGAACATTATGATAAGGACAAAAACCAAAAATAACTACCTGAAAATCATAGAGGTATACGAGTATTATATCGATAGGGAGAGCACGGATATGGGGCGTATAGAATCCCTCATGAGCAATTGGGATGCAATTAACCTATTTGGTACTTACTCATCACTCAGAAGAGGCGTGAATAAGATAAAGAAGAAGATGCCGGTTGGAAAGAAGAACTTTGAAACTCAAAAGCGACTCTTTGAAATTTATAAACTTTTATCGAAATGAACTTTAACGACATAGACATAGACCGCCTCAGGCTTGTAAATGGACAATGCCTAGTTGAGATTCATTCAATGGTTGAAGATGAGATTGATTTTAACGGAGGCAAGTTAAAGCTTGTGAACAAGGTAAAGAACAATATAGAAGAGCCTCATCATTCGGACATCATGAGTCTTGTGAAGTCAATGAAGAAAAGCCATTACAAAGATGCTGATGCCACCAAAGAGTACACAAGGATGATGGCTGAGATTAATCGTGTGGCTGAAGACAACAAGGAAGACCACGAGGCAAAGCAAGCTGTAAGAAGAGGAGTGATAGTGAAGGTGTCTGAAAAAGAATTAGGATGGGAAGGCTGGGATTTTGATTGCGAGTTTGACGGTGTAGTAGGGGATGAAATATGGTTTGACTCTATTAATACAAGACAAAGAATTGAAGACGGTGTAGGCGGGTTTATAGAGAATGGCAAAACCTACATACTTGTTCCTTCAAGAGCTATATACGCAGCAAGGAGAAATGGAGAGGTTGTAAGCCTAAATGGTTATATCATTGGTAAAGAACTACCTAACGATAGAAAGTATGGATCTTTGTTCTTGCCTGAGTCTCAGATAAGCAAGGTTGAAGTCGTTGTCCCCGCCGCAAGAACACCCAGATATGTCCATGAGGGATGGTCAAACACTGATCTTAAAAAGGGAGATATCGTTTACATGAAACAACAACACTGTATAAAACTAGACTCTACATTGGCCGAGACCACTGATATGGTTCGTTTTCAATCAAGAATTGTATTAGCGATCGAAGAATGATAAAATTAGATTTTAGTAAAATATCATACAACATTGAAGGCGTGCCTGATGACGAGTCGGTAATATATCGCTTTTCAGATTTGGCTAGTCAAGCTCACATTCTTGACAGATCTGACGACCTTCCCGAAGGCGTTAGTGCTGATAAGGTTGTGCGCTACCTCATATATATGTTCGCTCCAGGAACGCCTGTTAAAGATGCGTATCCGGACATCAACCAGCGCAAACGATATACGCTTAACAAACTGAACATAATGGTTGATGACACGGATCCAGAGAACGGGTACGCTCAGCTCTGCATGATGAATGTGGACTGGGCGGTGGAGCGGTACATTGTGTTCACGCGATTACAATGCTCGGAGGACTACTCAATCATGAGTACAGCGGATATCCGAATAGCTGCGTTGCAGAGGGCGCTTTTGACTCAGCCTGTGGACAGGTCTAATGACGATAAGAACTTCCAAGCGGGACTTGAGAGTTGGCGCCAAACCCTAGTAGATGCGCGTACTCGAATCATGAATGACGAGGTAAGTATAACCTTGCAGAAGGCGATTACCTTCTCAGTTCGTGCAGAGAACTTGGGCATACAGCCCGAACACTACTCCCGCATATGGCGTGAGAAGAAAGAAATATTCCCGGAGGTAATACCATGAAGTACGAATACGATGAGGAGGATAAATATGTTTCGTTCCATGAGGACGACGATGAATTGGACACGATTCGCATTCCGCTGCCGCGTCTGGAAGAATGGTATTCTCACCATCTAAATCGAGAGGTAACAAGAGAAGAGGCTCTCACGTATGTGGACGGGTATGGATTAAACCCAAAAGACCAAAAGTTTCAATATCAGGAAACACCTGAGAAGATAAAGCTTATCTATGAGGTTGTGTTCAATAAGAAGCACGAAACCAACAAATCCAAATACAAGGAAGTAGGCGACGTAAGGCTTGAGGACATCTACGAAGAGATTGAATCAAACCAAAAGTACTACTCGATGGAGATTGAGTGGATCAAGCTCCAGATAAAACGCAGATACGTTGGGTACTGGTGTTTCATTAAAGGGAAACCCACATACATAAACGGCGCAAACTATTTCTTCCTAAACTTCTGGACGGTAAAGAACTTTGGTAAAAACAACAACCGTCCAGACTACCGTGATTATCAGAGAAAGATGTTTCATCTGTTCATGTATGCTTATACGACAGAAGATGCATTTTACAAGCATAGGGTTTTCTACAGACAAGACGGTGTCGTGAAGACAAGACACTCCAATCAAGACACCAAGAATGTTGTAGAGGACATGAATGAGATGAACGTGGAGTATTACATCGAGCCGAATGTAAACGTCACGGTTTCAAAAGGAAAGAGGACTGTTCACGGTATCAACTTTGTCTCCGGGCGACGTATCGCCAAGACAGCAATTGCTTGCTGTTTCTGTACGTGGGGAACACTCAATATGCCTGACCAAACCTTTATCATCCAGGCGATGAATGAAGACCAGGCGGTAAACAAGATATTTATAAAGCAAATTCAAACACCAGTAAGCAAGCTCCCCTTCTTCTTCCGTCCGCATTACCGTGGTCGAATCGAGGCGAAGGAGGGCTTGCGTTTTCAGTATGAAGGAGCAATCGCATCAGCAGCAAGAGCAGGAATTATCCCTGAGCAAATGGAGTGCTTCATCACGCCGCTCCCATCGACGGAGAAAGCGGCGGATGGAGAAGCGGAAATCGCATTTGTCTACCGCGACGAGCCAGCGAAGAAAACGGATGCGAAGGCGGCAGACCAAAACATCCCGACGTGGTGGTACAACACGATGAAGCCAGCCATCGAGCGAGGTGAGAACATTCGTGGGTTCTGCATCATGCCGTCTACGGTGGGTGACATGGACACAGGTGGTGGAGCGCAGTTCTTTGACATTGCCAACGACTCGCACTTCTCTGACCGAAATGAGAACGGGACAACCCCGTCAGGACTCATCAACTTCTTCCTTCCCGGTTACTATGCGGTAGAGGGTTACATTGACGAGTACGGGGCAAGCATCATCGACGACCCCAAAGAGCCAGTAATGTCCAACGAGGGTAAGTGGATCACCAAGGGCGCTAAGTCATACCTACTAAACCAGGCGGACTACTTCGAACGCAAGCGTGAGTGGCAGAAGCTGATCAAGTTGCAGCAAAACTTCCCAATGACGTGGAAACAAGCGTTTGCCGTAATCCCCAAAGATATGGGTATGCCCATCGAGAAGATGCGTGACCGTATATCCGAGTTGAAGTTTTCTCGAACTCCAATCAGTACCAAGATAAATTTCAAATGGGCTGGAGATAAGTTTGGAGGGGATGTGTACGTGGAGAACGACCCGAAGGGAAGTTGGACAATGAGTTATCTTCCACCAAACGAAATGAGGAATAGAAGAACGGTTGTAACGATGGAGGAGGGTTATATACCACCCAAGGAGAAAGGACCAATATATGCTCCCGACCCTTCCGTGATGAACAAGTTCTTCCTTTGTTGTGACCCGGTAAAGTTCCACAAGAGAAACACTGTAGGTAAGAAGAAGTCGAATGCAGCAGCAGCGGTTTTCTACAAACGAGATAGTCAAGTAGACCCAGATAACAAGCCTAGAAACGAATGGGTTAGTAATGACTGGGTACTGATTTACAACAGACAAACTGAAGACAAGGCTGAATATCACGAGGAGTGGTTAAAGGCTGCTGTGTTTCTTGGGGCATACGTCTACCCTGAATGGCCCGATGGAGAAGCCCTTGTCGAATATTTCAGAGATAACGGGTTTGATGGTTATCTATTGAAAGACTTAGGTTCCGACGGAAAGCAAGATGTAAGACCAGGTGTTTGGGCTGGGGAGGCTGAGAAAAACGAAATGGCTGGAGACATCATGACCTTCTTTAACAACAATGTTAAGTACGTGAAAATGTGGGAGATAATTGAGGAATGGAGTCAGATGAGGGGACTTGACGACTTGACGAACCATGACTTGTGCGCCGCTACAGGTTGGTGCATGAGAGCCATAAAAAGCAGAATGCCAGACATTTACAAGGAGGTGTATCAGCCAATAGAGATAACAGGAGGCTTTACAATGTTTGATGTAGAGTGATTGTTTTCAACTAATTAATCAAAAATTTATTACATTTGTCGTGGTTAACTAAATTTGTAAGATATGATATTGCCACAGTTGGTCGGTAGCGTGTTGTTCCCTAGCGACAACATACCCGAAAGCGAGAAGTCGAAGCCTGAGTTTGGTTTACGTTGCGCCAGAGCGCTGTATACTCGTTTTTGCGCCGGTGGAACTTATTTTACATACACGCAGCTCCCAGAGATGCAAGAGACCCGAAACTACGGGGCCGGCAATCAGTCTCAGGAAAAATACAAGAACTGGTTTACCAATGGGTCTCCAATCGGCTCCAAGGGCATAACACAGGGAGAGGCTTCCTCAACCACCAAGGGAATGAGCAAAGCTCAGAGAAAGGCGATGGCTAATATTAGCTATGATATTTTCTCACCTATGAGAAAGCTATCTAACGTGTTGCTTTCTGTTTTGTCTGACAACGATTATAAGGTTCAGTGTCAATCACTTGACCAAAGAATAGTAAAGAAAAAAGCAGACTCTAAATACGATACGTATTCTAAGTCAAAATACATAAATCCACTGCTGTCAAAAATAGGCAGACCAACACACAGCTTGCCTTTTGAGGTCACGGACCCCACAATGTTGGACATGGCTGATCGACTTGGTTTTTTCAAAACAAAATACGAGGTTGCTTTAGAGAAACTGGCGGAGGCTGGTTTTAGAGCGTCAAACTGGGCTGGCCAAAGAATGGACTTCAACAGGGACGCTATTGACTTTCATTTTCGCGCAGCTAAAATATACAACGACCCAATTACAGGGCAAGTAAAGGTTCAGTACGTTGATCCAGCCAGAATGGTTATGCTTTGGAACGAAGACAACCAAGAGGAGCCTGTAGCAATTGGTCACATTGAAGCGGAGACTATTCAGTCGATGTATAGCAAGCTAATAGAGGCCGGATTTAGTGACGACCAAATTCAGGCGATGGCTAAGTCTTACGTGCCTTATCAAACTAACATCTCTACCATTCCTCAGTGGGCATTTGAACGCAAGGATTCGACCACCAACCGTTGGGTGTGGATGGACTTCAAGGTTTACGTGCTGAAGTTTGAGTATTTATCTACAGACTATAAGCAGTACGTAGAGCGCACTAACAAGCAAGGATACACAACTTATCTACGCAATAATAAGCCGGTAGAAGAAAAGAAAAAGAATCCAAACGAAAACTACGACGAGGTAAGTTGTAACTACTGGTATGAGGGTTCTTACATCATCTCAGGTACAGGCCAGGATCGCATCTACGAATGGAAGAAGAAGCCAAACCAGATGCAGAAGGGCTTATCTCCAATGAGTTCGTATGTAATCCACCGAATCAACGGTCAATCTCCTACACGCAGCGTGAAGGGGTTGCTTGATGATTTGATGTTTGCGGTATTGAAGTTGCGTGCGGCGGTATGGGCTGCTGCTCCAAAAGGATATAGAATTGATGTGGGCGAAGCCGCCAACATCAAGATTGGAGGTGTAGAGTACGACCTGTTCGACCTCATGCACATCCACCGTCAAAACGGTATTCAGATTGTCGCCACCAAGTTTAACGCGGCAACCGGTAAGTACGTATCTCAGCCATTGGCTGAAATGGACAACGGTTTAGGTCCACAGGGTCAAGAGTGGCTTGCTCAAATTGCAAACCTACAAATGATGATTAAGGATTTGATGGGCATCCCAGACGCGATGGCCGCTAGTCCGGATCAGTCAGCTGAAAGATTGGTTGGTGTAATAGAGCAGGACTTTGTTGCGGGAAACCACGCGAACTGGCCTCTTCGAGAATCTGAGCGTCAGTTCAAGCAGAAAATAGGTGAGCGTATCATCCATCAGGCCCGAATAGACATAGAGTTTGACCCTAAGATTAAAGAGTTTTACAAAAGCATCATAGGTCAGCACATGATAAATGCGCTAGACGAAATAGAGGGCTTGTCACTTGACCAGCTGGCTATTTCTTGCAAGGTGTTGCCGAACGAAAAAGAAAAGGGATCCATTCTCCAGCGTGCAATACAAATGTCTCAGATACCAACAAAAGATGGTTCTGTTCTCTTGAGTCCTTCAAGCGTAGAGCGTGTAGCCCAATTGTTGCGTAACGGAGATGTCGATGAAGCATTGTGGTTTATGGCTACAGAAGAAACGATTGCCCGTAAGCGCGAACAGGAGAATGCTCAGATGATGATGCAGCAAACCATCCAGGGTCAGCAGCAATCCGCTCTTATGACCGAGGAGGCTAAACGCAAGACCATGATGCAGAAAATGCAGATGGATATAGCCAAGCATAGAGAAATGGCCAATATGGACATGGTTAAGGAGCAAGAGATTCAAAGAATTAAGGCAGACTCAAACTACCAGGTTCAGTTATTGAAAGGAAAACAAGTTCTGGATCAGATAACGCTTGAGGCTACTTTAGAGGCGGAAATGGGAAATGAAATAACAGGAATAGTATAAAACATATGGAAAACAACGAATTGAACAATCAAGAAGAATTGGTGAACGATCAAGTAACTGAACAAGTAACCGAACAAGTTAATCAAGAAGCGGCCCCACAGGATGTTCCGTGGTTCGCCGCGTTTGGCTACGAGAATGAGGATTCATTTAAAAACGAATTCGAGCAGCTGAAGTCATACAAGAGTTTAGCAAGCGAGCTTGAGGACCGCAAAAGAGATCTGGACGAAGGTTTTGCTATCCTACAAGACGCAGATGATCCGTTTGCCGGTATAGAAGAGGCAAGGACCCTGGTTGCTTTTGGCAAGAAGGGGATTGACTCAAGTATCGCAAATCAAATTGCATCTTCCGACGAGCAGGGACTGATGCAGGATCCACTTAAAGCGTTGATTCTGGCTGAGGCGGTAAAAAACCCATCTAAATTTAAACAGTTGGGAAAGCAAACTATCGAAGAAGCGATTCGTGAAAAATACAACTTGGGCGAAGGCGATTATTACGCTACAGCCCTTATGAAATCAGATGCAATCGACGCGATTGAACTGATAAATAAAACTAAAAAAGAAGTAGAGGATGTTAAAAATCCTTTTACATTTGCAAAAGAGCTAAAGAGCCAGACTCAAAAACAGATTGCGGAAAGACAGACAATAGCATTTAGCGAGGCAGAGTCCTACGCTAAACAGCTAAAAGAGGTCCCCTACAAATTCGGCGATGCGGAAGTTTCGTTAAAAGTTTCAAACGAAGAGGTCGAATCGATTTTGAAGTCGCAATATGCTGGTTATTTAGGTCAAGCCTTTGATGCCAACACAAAGGAGGGTAAACAAGCAGTGCGTGATTGGATTACGAACCAAGTTCTCATTCATAAGGTTCAGTCTGGGGACATCGGAGTTCAAATTGCCAAATCACTTTCTGCTCAAACCGAAAAAAAGGTGGTACGCGAAGTTTACAATGGACAGCCTAAAACGGTGAACCGAGTAGACAAAAGCACAATAGACTCAAAGAATCTCAGTCCAGCGCAAAGAGATTTGCTAGAGAGAGGGATTCCTTTGCCGTCGCAACAGTTAAAAAGTTAATAACGGTTTAAAAACTTAAGAAAATGGCAGATATTAAAAATATTGCCGTCCAGGCGGGGATGACCTATGGTGGCATCCAAAACAACTGGGACGCTTTAAAAGACGATTTCGATGCGGTAGCATACCTCCCATTCGGTGACGAATACTGGGACGCTATGAACCAAATCATGAACGGTATTGGTAACCGTGAAATTGCCAAGCAGCCTTCTGTGAAGTGGTTTGAAATGAATCGTATGGAAGTTCCGATGACCAGCAGTGGTGCGGTTACTTCTACTCTGGCTCAGTTCAACATCACCCTTCCTAGTGGTGAAATTCAGACACTTGGAAGCAACACTTACACTTGGCCTGCAAAGAATGAAATTTGGCGCCACGCTAAGAGCGGTCAATTGTTCCAAATCACCAACAAGAGCGAGTCAGCTCCACAGACCATTGGTCTTACTCCGTTGACTTCTGCTGGTTCAGGAATTTCAATTGTTGCTAACGACAAGTTCTTCTATGTGGGTGTTTCTGTTCCAGAAAACTCTACATCACAAGCATCTAAGTATGTGTTTGATACTTTGTTCACTGCAAAGCTTCAAACATTCCGTCACGATGCTAACTCAAGTTCTGAGGCGCTTTACAACCAACTTTGGTATTCACAATTGGAGAACGGAGTTCAAACTCCATATTCTAACTCACGCGACATCATCTACTTGCAGCGTGAACACCAAGTTGCTATTGTAAACACCTTCTTGGCTGGTCAGGAAACTACAAACACCGCCAACATCGGTGCTACACAGTCTTTCCAGACTACGAATGGTTTGTTGCCAACCATCATTGCTCAGGGTCAAAAAGTAGACTACGGAAACCAAGCTTCTGACATTGCAGTTGCAGACTTCTATGATCTAGAGGCTCTTTTGACTAAGCAAGATGCTTCTGTAAAGAACTACATGGTATGGACAACTGCTTTGACTTCTCAATACATTGAGAAAGCTCTTGGCGGCGGTAGCACTACTACTAACTACTTTGCTAACCAGAACGTACAGATCAACAAAGTTGAGATGAACAAGACTTTCTGGGGCGAAGGAGCGTATGCTGATTTGATGGATCGTACCTACTCATTTAACAACGTAGTTTTCAATGGTAAAAACTTTGGACTCGTTCGTATGGGTATTTTCGACAATCCTCAGACCTTCAATACAACTGATTCTGATTGGGCTAACTATGCTATCTTCCTTCCAATGACCTCACGCGGTATTGATGATGGACTGGGTAACATGGGTAAGTATATCCGTATGTGTCACAAGCCAGGAGCCTTCATGAATATGTGGCAAACTGGTGGTCGTGCAGCGGCTAACAAAACCGATCAGTGGAACTTGGGAGTTCACATCGTATCTGAAATTGGCTTTAAATTTATTAACGCTAACAAATACGGTCTCCTTTGGCAGACTACTTTGTAATTAAAATTAAATCTAGAAACATGGGGGCCAAAAGCCCCCTTGTTTCCATAAAACAAACAGAAATATGTTATACGATCTGAGTACAAACCAACTTATTGGAATTCCTGAATGGGCTGAAGAAGAAATGAAACAAGATTTTCCTGATTTTTTTAAAGGAAAACCGGTTCAACTTTGCGCTAACCCAGACTTTATGATTACATCAATGAAAGTTCCGTCTCATGACTACAATCAAGAGCCGAAACTATTTGTCGAGCCTCCTGCTGATTATTCAATTAAGCCAAGAGGAATTATGTTCGATAAAGAGGATGGATATCAAATGCATATACAGTATTCTGAAGGTGCAATCAATACTTCGTCTCAAGAAGTTAGAAAGATTACTATTCGCCACAACATGACTGTTCAGCCCTATGAAAAAGAGTTTCTTTTTTATTTGCAATATCTGTGTCCGATCATAAAGGACAATAAATCACATCGAAAGTCAAGCCGACCAATTTTCAAGTTTGACAAACCTGAGGTTGAAGCTAAAAACAAGATTGATGCAGCAAGAGCGGCCCGTGATTTGGAGAATTTGATTTACTTCGATGCTCCATACACAATTGTTATGAAGGCAATAAACGGATTGGCTCTAACTCCTAAGGATAGCGAGGAAGAGAACCGCGTAATGCTTCATGACTCAATTAAGGCTGGAAGCGAGACATTCCGTAAAAATGCGTTTGAAATTCTGAACTCATATCAGAAAAAACAAGAGGTAAGCAGCGAGGAGACTATCCATGAGCTAGTTAATCGACTTTCTTCTGAAGGTTTTATCAAAAATGAGGACGGAATTTGGTATCTTCGCGACCGTAGAGGCGATGGAACTAAGTGGCTCAAGAATCCGTTTTTTGAATCTATCGAGGAAAAAAATGCGTTTGCCCTTATTGACCACCTCAAGGTAAATGAAGAATTGTTAGATAAATTAAGAAAATTAAAGTAAAATGATAAGTACTGTAACCCTTACGCTAGACCTAACTACTAAAAAGGGGCGCGTAACAGATACAACGAATTACACCTCCCTTGGTATAAGCGTAGCGACATATGAAGCGAAAGGGTTAGGTACTATTTATTTTCAAGGACAACAGATAGAACAAAGACTTACGGTAGGGACCCCCCTGATTGATCTACAAGCAGGGGATACCTACTTTGAGTTTGACCTCGAATTAGATGTCAATGGCGAGGTTGCCAACGGTGTTTACACGGTTGATTACTTGTTGCGACTCAACACGTATCCGGTAAGCACGAATAGCTTAGGTGTAATAACCGCTCCTAGCACAATCACTTTCAGTGCCACAAACTTTGAGTGGCTCCCTGATTTTTTGGTACAGGGGAACACCATGAATATTTTTGGTCCAGGCACGGTGTTAGGTCAGCAGTCTTTGACTATTGATACGTGTGAGTTAATTGAAACAGATATACAGATTGTTTTTAACGAGGTTATTAATGATGCGTATTCATTCTGGAGATTCAATGTAACAAACCAACAGTCTGAACAGTCGTTCACTTACTCTGGATGCACCAGGGCGACTGCCGCGATTACATTTACCTACGATTGCGATTACGCTCCAAATGGAACATTTTCGGTTGCAAGCGCAACCAGACTGGTTGATCAAACCGTTTCTTCGACTAACGCCCTGATTAACTTCCCATCATGGACGTCTGCAAACCCCAATTTTAATCCTAGGATTGTAACTAGCACTTTGCCTTATACGCAAAACACGCTTGCTACGGGTACTTTCTCTGTAAGCTTGACTCAAGTTATACAGCAGGTACAGGATGATGGTTTGATAATGCAGTATACTACCTCAACTACGGAAGAGTTTTTGGTTAGTTGTACGGGTTCGCTTTGCGGTCTTAATACTTGTATTGAAAACCTAAGAAGAGCGCACGTAGCTGAGTTGAGATCAAACAGGATATCTAAGTACCAGCAATATGTAGACAGCATATTGATGTACTACATTGAAGCTCAAACATATAGAATCTGTGGCGAATTTGACAAATACAAAGAAGCGCTTAATAACATTCAAGCACAGCTTGATTCTAGCGGCTGCGACTGTTCTTGTTGTAATGATGAGGTTTTTGAATGGATCCAGGTAAATACAAACGCTACCATTGAGAGCCTTATAAATGAGATTCAGTATAGATTAAAAAATGGTATTCCTGATGATACTGATGACTCGGCTGCTGGTGTTCAAGTAGGTGCTATTTGGCAAGATACCAATACTGGAATCCTGTATCGTTGTAGCGTCAACACGCCAGGAAACGCTGAATGGGATGTGTATTATGACCCAGGTTCAATTATCGTTACTGCTTCTGGAGTTATATCTAATGCACAGGCGGGAGGCATTGTTTTAGGAACAAACGTACAGGCTAACATAGATTCTATAAATGTTGCACTGATAAACAACGATGCAAGCATAACCGGTCTTGTTAACGACGTAACCGACCTTGGTATTGAAATTGGTGGTCTTGTAGAAAGTGTAACGGGTACTTTAGTTGACAATACAGACCCTAACAATCCAGTGGTTGACAATCCGTTGGTTACTGATATTTTGTGGGCAGGAAATATTAATGGAACTACTGTAGCCAATGTAAGCGAGGCGTTAACCGCAATTAACTCAAACAGTCTTTACATCAATACTGGAAATGCAACTCAATTAGTGTACACAAGCACATTTGTGCCTGCGTGGACTAATGTTGATAAGGCTTTAGATGGAATTGCGGTAAAGAGATATATAGCCAGAATAGGTGGCCCTACCTCCATTACTGCTTTGTATGATAACTTTGAATACACCGGAAACGTATCAATAGCGGCAGGAGTCCCCGCTGGTACATACACTATAACCTTTACTGTTCAGTGGTTAGATACTACAAAGTCTTATGTAAGCATAGTAAGCGATACAACCTCTGCTTCTGTTCAGACATTTAAGGCGAAGGTTACGGCTACAAATCAGGTAACAATCTTCTCTAGTACAGTGCCTGTAGACGCTGCGATTATTAAAATTGAAGTATATCAATAATGATTACTAACCTGGGTCAAATATATGATGAGCTTCTCTTCAGGACCGGTAAGGACCTGCGGGGCGGCTACATTACTCCTGACACTTTCAATAAGTCTATAAAGACTGTAAACCAGCGGTACTTGAACACCCTGGTTGACAACTTTGAAAAGAACAGGGAAGTAACCAGTGACTTGCAGACTTTTATAAAAACACTTGGTAGCCCACAGTACCCCCCACTATCATTTACTCCAGTAGTTCCTGGCGACCCCAAAAAGGGCGGCTATGCAACAATCCCGGAGGACATTTGGTATGAGGCTTCGTCAAGCTACCTAGAGCTTCTTAACGTCAATTGCGTTTCTGAGTCAAACTATAGAAGTGTAGAGTTTGTTAGCCAGCATCAGTTTGATGCTAGGATGAGAAGCTCTATTATCAGCCCGATTGATAACCCGGAGGAGAATGACCCTATCCTGGTTACCAGAAACGACAAGTATTTTATATATCCATTCCTAAACAGGATCAACTTTACTTACATAAGAAGACCTGAAAATCCTTACTTTGACTACGACATTATTAACGGAATTCCCGTATATTTACCTCCGGGTTCAGTTCACGTTAATAACACGGTAGCCCTCGCTGGCGACCCAAGTCAAAGCGTTGAATTTGAATACCCAGAAAGCTGTTTGGATCATCTTATAGAGATGATGAAGACTTATGTTGGAGTTGGTAATCAGGATCAATGGGATATTCAAACTCAAATGCCAAGTAAAGTATGATAACCAAGCGTCAAGCAATAGAGTTAATACAGCATCGCTTAACTGGCGGGGACACCCCGGAGGATTTGCGTAGACTGTATCCTCGTTCTGTTATCTCAAGGGTATTGAATTTTGCTATAGCGGACGTCGTTAGTAAGGATCCGTACTCAGCATCCGACATGGCTTTTCCTTATACGTTTACGCCAGGGTCTGATTCCAGGGGTTATTACATCACCATGAGTCCTCGTCCAATCGCGGGTACTATGGCCATTTATACTGTGGAGGACGAAGGTCCTAATCAATACATTGTTCAGACACAGGCTGAGGCTAACGCCATGAAGATACTGCGTGGGTCTAATAGGCTCGCTGCTATAATGTTTAACGACAAGATTCGATTCAACTCAAAGCCAGAGGGTGACGTTACCGTGGTAATGGTTCCTAATGTCTACGAGATGGGAGATGATGATATTATTGTGGTACAGGCAGACGAAACTGGAAAGGGGGAAATGATGCTGTTTCAGATGTGCTTACAAGCATTGTCTACTCAAGCATTCCAAGACGACCTGAACAATGACTCAATAGACGCTCAATTAGCTCCTAGCGCATGACAATTAAGAATGTAAGATATATCGCAACATCCGCCCTGTATCGATTGGGTAAAAGCCCGGTTGGTAGAGAGCTTAACTGGATGATTCAGGTTGCCATTGACTATTTCAGTGAGAAGTCTCCTTTGGATGGTAACGTGAGCCTGAGGACAATATACGGCAAGATAGATACTGGGGCTAGAGTTTTTACCATGCCTTCTGACTGTGTTAGAATATCAAAGATAGGTTTGAGGTCAGGCAGAAGAATATGGACGCTAACAGCCGACAACTCACTAACTTATCCCGAAAACTTTTTCAATTGCGAATCCGACCAGCAGGACGAGCTGATTATTGATGGTTTTTTCCCGACTGGATACTTTGGATATTTTTACAATTACCCAAACTATACGGTGGGTGGCGGTCGTAATGAAAACTACTACCGTGTTGATGGAAACAACATCATCTTTGATCACAACATACCAGACGGTCAGCTAGTAATCGAATATTTCTCAAACGGGACTGAGGTTAACGAAAACACCTTGATTGACGTTGCCTACGCAGAGCCTTTCCGTTTGTATTTGATGAGCGAGTACTGTTTTCATAAAGGAAACTCTTACGACAAGTCAAAATACAAGGAATTACAGATGCAGTACGAGGCGGCTCAATGGAGTGCAAACCTTTTGGTTAAGGCTCCTCGTTTGACGGAAATGATTGACGCTCTTGCACAAAGCTCAGAATTTAATTTGGGATAATGAATTTTAATGATCAAATATTATTCTCTGGCGGTATCAATGTAGATGACGAAGATCGTGCTATTCCCAAGGGAGATTACCGTGATTTTTCGTACTGTAGGCTTGGAAATACTTCTGAGCAGGGGTTTACCGTGGTGACTTCGCAAGGGACTTTATTGATCAATAATTCATCGATAACCCAATACGACACGATTGTTGGGGCGGTTGTATGGCTCAAGAAGAACGCTATTGTGTACTTTGTGTACAATATAGATTCAGACCATCAGATATGGATGTATAACATATCGAGTCAAACTCATCAACTTATACTTACCAGCTCAGAACTTAATCTAAGTACTCAGTATCCAATATATCACGCAAACATAATTGACGATATACTCAAATGGACTGACGGAAGATGGGATCCTGATATGTACGACGCGGACGGTAACAGGCTTTTTAATCCTCCGTTTCAAATCAATCTTCAAAAGGCCATCGACGGGGATTACAGTTCGTATTCACTTCAGACTATTGACGCTGTAAAATGGCCATTAGACCCTCCTCGCGTATCTTATTTTACTGACTCAAGCAGGAACGACAATAAGCTTCGCAACAAGTTGTTCAAGTTTATTATTCAGCCTATTTATGAAAACGGTGAGGTTGGTGTTTGGTCAATGTATTCTAACCTAGAGCTTCCACAACAGTCGGAATTGGTTTCTGGAACAAACTGGATATTTCCAAACAACAGTAACGGGATAAACATACAGTTTGAAACAGGACCTAGCATAATACGCAAGTTCAATATTGCTGTACAGCAATTTGATAAAGACTCTTTAGGCATAGAACCTCCTTTTGGTATATTTATTCAACTGGATAAAGATCAGGACAATATACCAAGCAATTCAATTCATGTTGTGCCATTTTATGGAGGTGTTTCTACTGTTCCTGCCACAGATGTTTTCAAGAATTATGACCGTTTACCAGTAATTGCTAATTGTCAGGAGTATCTACCTACAAATCAGTTAGTGTACACTAATTTCAGAGAAGGGTACAATAAACCTACAGAAGCGCCGTTTATTCTTGATGTTGAGGTTGATTATCAACTTAATGAAATAAACTGGAAGCCATTACCTGACTCGATTAGGGGTGTTTTAGAAACGGATCCTACAATATTTGCCCCCGGAACACCAATGGCATTTTATGTTCAAGACGTTTTGTATGAATATCAATGGAATTTGAGTTTTGGTTTTGCTGAAGGAGACACGTTTTCGGCAACAGTGTCAACATTTGGTACATGGACATACGTTTTAACGTATCAGGACATATATAATGCGTTATTGAATGTCACTGAAGCTGACCAAAACGCATACATAATACAGTTGCTTGGGGATAATATGACTGATTTTTTCGGTATCCCAAATGGATTTATATCCTATTTTTTCGCAAGTGGAGATAATCTCATTTATTATGCGTGTAGCAATCCGTTGTTTTTTCCTGCAAATACTGTTTTTGGACCCCCATCGGGAAACGTGCAGACCAATGCTGCTCCATCTTTAAAAGCTGGAGCCACACATGAATTTGGAATTGTGTATGGTGACAGGGCATATAGGGATAGCACAGTTTACACTATAGATTCAATGAACTTGTTTGTCCCTTGGTTTTATGATATACCAAGAGACACGCTGTTGTCTAATCAAGATAATCCGTTTACAATAAACCCTAGGTTTACTATAAACCATATCCCCCCTGTATGGGCTACCAAGTATTGGATTGTTGCTAAACCGGCCACCGAAATACAAAGTTTTGGTCAGTATACCACAAACAATAATCAATTGGACGCTCCTGATGGAGCGGCCTATGTTTCTTCTATTAAGCTAGACGATGTAAGCACAAATAGATACATAATATACTTAGATAGGTATTACACTACAAAAAACATAGGAGCAACTATTAGGCATGAAATCAAAGTCGGCGATAAATTAAGGTTTGTTAGAAAAAGACCAGGCGGAGACCTGACAAGTCCCAATAGCGTACCATATTGCCCCTATGTGGAGCTGGATGTAATAGGGTATGATCCGGTTGGTGGTAATGACGAAAGGCAGGCTGTTTATGTAAACATTTTTGATTATCAGTTAATAGAAACGGATATAAACTCCGTGTTTGGTGAGTTGTTTGGTCAACTTTTAGAGGTGTATACGCCAAGACCATCTACTGATGATACGGGAAATATTTTCGTAAGCACCTGGAGGGATGTGAGCGAGGCGATTGACATAAGAAACCCTCACACGGACGACAGAGCGCATGGAGCGCCGCCTCTTTACTATGTGTATGTGTTTGGAAGCGGACCGTATAAGTACGCCATGAATGGAGATTACACGTTTTTGGAGGGTAATTTTTACGAAATTACAATACACAATTTAGACGGAACCACGACTTCCGCAGGCTCGTTGGTTACTTTTGCAAGCTATGACCAAAACTCAAACCAGACCACTCTTGGGTTTGGTTTTTTACCCACGTCTAATGTAGCTTATCTAACAATAGACACAGATCCGTCTGCCGCCCAAACTAACCTATATCAAGTGTCAAATGATTTAAATTCATCAAGGGCAGCAGCTTTTTCTTTGGGATATGGCGATGTATATGTTAGAAGAAGAAATTATCAGACCGGATTGAATGCAGAAAGTTCTAGCATTTATTATTACATAGAAGACTCAAACTACTCCGATTATTGGCCAAGTAATATTCACGAGATAGGCAGAACAAGAATAGAGGATCAGAATGCAAAAATGACTCACCGTCAAGCAACTGCTATTCATTCAGATTCATTCATTGTAGGCACTCAGATAAACGGATTATCATCTTTCTCCTTGCTGAATGACAACATTGAGGATATGAATCCATTTTACGGACCCGTTGTTAGAACATATATGTCGGGTCGTGAAGGTAAAACCCTCAAATGTATTCAACCAAGAAAAGAGAATTCAATATACATTCAGTTCTACCCCAACGAGGTAGGTTCCGACTCTACTGTTCGGGTTTCCAATAGAACGTTTGCGTCATGGTTTGACTACAAATCGCTGTACGGCTGTCAGGAGCCTGGAGCTACCGCACAGCTGCCAACAGGAGACTCTGTTTATTTTGATTCAATAAACGGCGCATTCATATTGTCTGGAGGTAACGGTCAACGCGTGATAAGCGAGGCCGATCCGGACACTGGTACTAATTATAAGTTCAGAACAAAGACTAAGCAGCTTGCAAACCAGTATAATGAAACTCTTAATCCTCTCGTAAGAACATACGTAAACGAGAAGATGGGTGAGGTTGGCTTTGCTTTTAGATTTGGCAATCAGTACATATACAACACCATAAGCGTATTTAATCCTTTGTCAGGGTTTAATTATTGGACAATAGCCGGTGACGTATCGTTTTTGCTTGGCTACGAGGTACAGATACTTCAGCCTAATCAAAATTATTTTTCACAGGTAACTGAGGCTAGTTACGATCCTGAAAGGGACTCGACTATAATAGAGCTTTTTGGGATTCCAGGCCCATTGGTTAACGGTATAGAGGGAGTCCTCACTACTGTAAGCGGATTTACATACGAACACGTTGTATTTGATTACATAAACGACAGGTGGCGTTCAACGTATAATTACAACTTCTCGAACTTTGCTAACCTAGGACAAACGCTCGTTGGATTCGGTGCTAATAATCAGTTATACCTTCATAACCAAAACAGTATAACTTTTCACGGCGAAAACTTTTTGCAGAAAATAAAGTTCGTATCAAACGAGCAGCCGATCAGTGTTAAGAGGTATCAGGCAATAACTCAGTTTGCAAACAAAACCTTTGATGTTTTAGCGTATTCTGACCCTAACCAAAGTTACATCAAGGGTATGCAGACATATATGCCTACCAATATTATCACGGTTTACGAGGGGTATTCAAGGGTTAATTATAGAAAGAATGTCTACGACCCAAGATACCTCAACGACACTCAAACCTGCGAGTCAAGTTATGATCCGCCTACAGACAACGTAAACGGGTGGACATTCCCCGGCGACGAGTCGATACTTGGTCCAACTGTAGACCTTGAGTATACCACTATAACCATTATTCAGTCGGACGGGAAGGCGTACACGGGACGAGTTGGTGCAGCTGTATACGATTCTATTTCAGATACTACCAAGGTTACTATTATTGGCCAGGCCCCGAATAGCAATGGAGTTTCGGGTGAATGGTATTATAGCGATATTGCGATGTGGAATGGTGAGGATGTGAGAGCTGATGCTTTAACTCATGAAATAACGTATGACCCAACCATAGACCAAGAAGGTTCTGTCTTGTTTAGCGTTGGAATACAAGGTGTTTTATCTTAAATTTGCGAACTATGCCATTAGGACCATTAGGATTAGGATTGATTACAGGCGGTATAGGTGTTGGCCTTTCTGCTGTAGATATCATTCGTGGTAATCGAATGAGAAAACGTGCTGAAGAAAATCTTCGCAATTTGAAGCGCCCAATGATGACTGTTCCTGAAGCTCAGGCGCAGCAAGTTGCGCTGGCTAAAATGGGAGCCATGCAGGATATGCCGGGGTATAACTTGGCTATGCAGCAACAGCAATTGGGAATGCAACAATCGCTTGGAAATGCGTCAAGGGCCGCAACTTCTTCACAGGACTTGCTTTCAGTCGCTACGGGAGGCATGGCTGGCCAGCAGGATGCTCTTGCTCAATTAGCGATTCAAAACGCCCAGTTTAAACAAGAGGGTATGCAAAACTACCAAACAGCTCTTAGCGGGCTGGCTCAGACACAACAAACTATGTTTGATGTCAATCAGATGCAGCCATATGCGCTGAAATATCAGACATATTCGAACAACATTCAGCAAGGCAGGGATTTGGTAAATTCCGGAATGCAAGGTTTGGGGTCGTCAGTAGGTTCCGCAATGCCTTTTGTAGCATCAGGCGCAGGCGCTCAGGGTTGGTTGAACTTTAAAAATTTTGGTTTCGGAGGCGGAACCGTATGATAAAATGGAAGAAAACGTAAACGACTTTACTCAGTCACCTATTCCCGAATTCGGGTCTAGTATGCAGCCTGTCGTTCAGGGTGTACTGTCTGGTCTTTCTACCATAGGCGCAGGAGTGGCTAATGCGGCTCAAAAAGAGGAACAAAGAAAAAGAGAGCTTCGTCAAAGACTCGAAACAAGCCCCGATGTGTATGATTTGGAGCAGAGTTATATAGACACTGCTGTTAAAGATTTAAATGATACCATTACAAAAAGAATTGCAGACAATACTTTTGATATGACCAAGTCTTTGGAAGAAGATTTGGAGCTTAGACAGAAAAGTCAATCTATTCAAAATTCGGCTAAGATATCTCAGGCAAATCAAGCATACTACGAGAAAAAAAAAGCTGAATATCTAGAGAGTCCTGAAAAATGGGTTGCCGCTGATTTTGATGCATGGGAAAAGGAATACACAGATCCTACACTTACAATTGAAGAGCGTCAGAAGTTAAGAATAGGCAAGGATCCATTGACTGAAAAGGAAGATGTATACGACCTTGTTCAAAGACCTATATTCCCTGGATTTAGCGAGGAAAGAGACGAGAAGGGTGATTACGTTAAGTATGTAGATGAAGAAAACCACGCAGCCAGTATAGAGCGTTATATCCAGTCTGGCAAAGGAGCCAAACTGTACGATCAATACAAGGAGGGGAATGAGACAAAGGCTGATTTCGCTAAGAGAATGGCGGATGATTTCCAAGAGAACTATTGGCCAGACATTACTAAGCACCATATTCCTCGCGCACGCAGACAGGGTGGGGAGACAAAAACAACCCAATGGGTTCCAACTCCAGCCAGAGAAGATCAGTATGGAGGAGATCCTAGTAGATATAACGCGGTTACATTTAAGCCTGGAAGATCTGCTGTTACTTTGAAGGATGATGATGGAAAGATTTGGACAGTTAAATCTATGTATGCCCACTACGATTCCGCAACTAACGCTTATGTGTTAAAGGCTGAAGTAAAAGATACGGAGCTTGAGGCTGTTGAGACAAGGATGTTCAAGTTGAGTCCAAATCCGGGAGAATTAGGAAACGTAAACTATCAAGCAATTCAAGGCGTTCTTCCTCCAGGAGTTAGTTTGAAAGATTTGTTCAATAAGCCAATAAATTCACCAGCTCCAAAGGGTAAAACCCCAGCCGCCAAGACTACTGGCGGATTCCCTTCACAAGCACCTAATGATTAAATATGCCAAAAGGAACACCATACTCTAATAAACTGCATGGCATCTTGAAGGAAGCCTATGGAGAATCATTTGTTTTGACTGAAGACCAGTTCTTTGATAAGATCACAAATGATCCTGCGTATCAGGAAAAGATATACGGTATCTTCAAGGATGTTTATAAGGATGATTTCATTCTTAACCCCAAGCAGTTTTATGATAAGTTAAAAAAAAAAGAGTCTGGTACAGAAAATTTGCAAGTGCCTGCACAGCTGGGTGGAAAAGCTTTTACGCTGAGTACAGAGGAGGTTGAGCCTCCCAAGAAAAAGCCTTATCAAGACATTTCTTATAAAAAGGAAGCGCTGCAAACAGATGCGGTTTCTAACCTGGTTCCCAATAAGATACAGCAAACCGTAAAGGCCACAGGCAAGGTTGCTGCTGTAACTAATCCTCGCGTCATTCAAGATAAGGCTACAGAGGCTGTTTTCGATATAGTCACAAAGTCTGACCCTGTTCAAAAAAGTCTTTTTGATTACGAGGTTCAGTCAGGAGAATACGAGAGACTCAACAAGTTGAATGGGGCTTCGGAAAGGGAAGTTATTGATAATATTCGAAGATATGACCCAGACCTATGGAAAGAGCTTTCTCAAGGCATTACTGACAACATGGTTGGTAGCGGTGGTCTTGGTGAAAATCTTAGCATTAATGATTTTCGTACAGCGTCTAAAGCTGTATATGAGAGATACAAAGCTTTGTTGGAATCAACGAAAGATAAACTTTCGGACTCCACCAATAAAGCAAACGTCCAGATAGACGAAATTGTTAAATCCAGCATTAATGAAAACAATTTCAAGGACTATATCAAGTCTGCTGTTAAGGTAAACCAAGAGGTTGCGACAATAGACGGCAGGAGCGTTAGCGCTCCCAAGACCTTAGATATAGGCGAGTATACTGTTGATATCGATAAGATAGACGACCTTGCTACAGAAATTGTTAAATCGTATGACTTCGTTGACGACGGGGGCAAGGCTTGGCAAAACATTTTCAACAAATTAAAGATTGAGGCAGAGCATTACATCATCGATGAAAAGGCTAATGCAAAACTCCAGAAAGACGAGCCAGAGCTTTACGCTAAGTGGAATCAGTTAAGAGAGGAATCCGCAAAGATTTCAGGCATGACCCCAGAGCAGTTTGCTGACTACTGGAAGGATGACGACATGATTGCTGCTCGCTATGAGAATCTCGCAAAGAGTCTTGGCGATCAATACATAAAGGACGCTCAGATGGAGGTGGCTGCTTTCATGAGTGATTACACCTACAATAGCGACAAACTAAAAGCTGAGTACGATAATAAGAAAAACGATGTAAGCGCCAAGGCGGACAAGCTCGCTGAGATGTACAGACTTGGCAACATCGATCAACTCACGTATACCGCCGCAATAGATCAGCTCGACATAGAGATGGCCGAGGCGTATGATAAGTACGAGAAGGCATTTCAGGGTTTAGAGCCATATATCAAGTCAGCCAACGAAGTCTACTCAAGGTACAACAGCAAAATTAGAATGGAGTTGGAGATGTTGCAGGAGAAGGCTGACAAAGAAATGTCCCAGGCTCTTGATCAATATTTACTATCATTCGAAGATCCTCAGTTGATTGCGGACATCAAGAGTAAGTACAACACAGCTTACAAAGAGGCGGCGTTCGAAAGGAAGGAAGCGATTGGTGATTCCGTTTATAATTATTCAGGGCCTTTGGGTACGTTCTTGCGTTCAACCAAGGGAGCCTTGGGCGGCGTAATAGGCGGTTATGGTGGTTATTTCAATAGCAAGCTTTTGAAGGTTCTTGGCGAAACAGTTGCCTCGGATAATATAATGCCGGAAGCACGGTCCAAAGAGTTTTCTGACTTGCTTGATATGCAGAACTTCACCAACCTCAGTGGTCAACTAGCAGGTTCTATGGCGCCAGGAATGGTTGCTACGGGTATTGTAACTGCCGCTACAGGGGCAGCAGGAGCGCCAGCAGCTGTTCAACTTGTCGTGGGTGGATTTACCGGTTGGTTGACCGAGTCTATGGATATAGCTGGCCGAGCATACAATGATATGTTTGAGAAGACTGGCGGTGATGTTCAAAAGGCTTCGGAGGCGTTTAGGGCTTCATTCAATTCGCAATACGACTTGATGGGACTCTATGCGTTTGACGCATTGCCGTTTGTTGGTGATGCTTTGTCAAAGATTGCCAGCAAAGCCAAGCGTGTTGCAGTAGGGGCGGGAGCGGAATACGTAACGGAAGGAGCGCAGGAATTCCATCAAAACATAGCAGAAGAAAATATCTCAGAGGGCAGAGATGCGTGGGAAGGATACGGCAAAAAGCTTTTTGACCCCAACCGTCACAAGGAGAACGCAATTATGCTTGCTCCAACGCTCATTATGGGTGGTATTGGTCAGCTTAGGTCAAAAGGCCCTACAGAGACGGCTGCTGCTGCGTATGATGCGATAGAACAAAAGACCAAGCTCAACCCCGCGTTCAAGGATCAGGAGCGTCAATATATTCAGAACCTTGTATTCGAAAAAAACACGGATTTTGCTAAGGGCGTAATCTCATCTTTGTTTGCGTCAGGCAAAATCAACGAAGAGAAGGCAACCGATATGATTATCGAAGTTGAGAGAGCGCAGCGTATAAAAGATAGTTCTGATGCGGCAAAACTCAAGGGAGATCAGCGACTTGTTTATTCGTTCTTTACTGCTCGCGCAGAGGATGCAAGTAGAAACGCTCGCATCTTCCACGAAGACCCCATCATGTCAAAGGTATTCGAGCAACAGGCTAAGGATTACCAACAGGCGGGTATCGACTTCCTCAACGGCAAGAAGCCAGAGTTGTATTCAATAACCTACGCTGACGGAAGTCAGAATCTCATGACTCAGTCTGATATGGCTGACATCATGGACAATGAAGAAGCTCTTGACGTTATCAGCAGTGGCAATATCCAAATCTCTTCTTACGGAAGCCAGACTGGATCAAACTCACTCGACTTATTGCGTGAGAAGGTTGCCACTTACCAAGAGAATAAGAAGGTAACTGAAGAGAAGAAGGTATCCGGCGGCAATTATAACAACACGATTGATGTGCTTGAGGCCATCAAGAATGACCAGGATTACAAGGGCAAGATTACAGACCATCCTGCTTGGGAGACATTGACCGCAGAGGAGAAGGATCAAGTTGTTCTTTTGTCTGAGAAATTGTCGAGATACGAAAGAGAGATGAAGGCCGTTACTTCCGTTGGTGTTGAAAGCACTAGCCTGGAAGAGAAAATCAAAACGGCACAACAAGATATTTCTAACATATTAAACCAAGAGCCAAATGATAACAAAAACATCCCAGGGGTATCAAGTGAAATCGGAGAAGGGAAAAAACCTGTCGAAGAAAAACCTGTCGAAGGCGCAGGCACAGAAACGGCTGAAGCAGGTGGAGTTCTTCAAACACAAGAAGAAATAGAGGCCAAAAAGGCTGCGGTAGAAAAAGCTCAAAAACAATTAGATGGATTAAACTCTAGAAGAAATCCAAAGGCTAATCATCCATTTTTCAATGTTGGACAAAAGCATAATGACGGCAACAAATACATAGTAAAAAATTCTGAAGATAATCGAACCGACACGACTAAAGACGGCGTAGAGGTCATAACTAAAATACTTTCCCCAGCCGAAGTGGATGAGAGCGGCAAAATGACTAAGGCCGCTGAGGTGGAGATAGGTATATTTGATTCGTATGAACAGGCACAGGAATATGTAAATAGCCAGTACAATAAATACAAGGCTATAGCGGATGAAAAATTAGCTAAAGCTAAAGCAGAGCTACCCACCGTAGAAGCCCCTCAAACAGAAGCCGCCCCAGAAGTAACTACCGAAACCGCCCCTGCCGAGAAAAAGAAAACAACCAAACCAAAGGCTGAGAAGAAAGCTGAAAAGCCAAAGAGACAACAAGTAGAGGAAAGCCTCAAAAAGCTCCGCGACCAAGGACTGCTCGTAACTGCCGACACATCACTACTGGCAAAGGCAAAGAAGCTCGTAGGCAAGAAGCCTAAGTTGGTCCCAATGTCCGATAAGGAAATTGCGGCGCAGATGAAATTGCTTGATGCAATGGCGAAGGTGTGGAAGGGCGTTACGGGGCAAGACAACTACTACGAGGAGTTCATCAACGAAGTGAAGAAGGGCGATCTGAAGAAACTTCAGGACATGGGTGGCGTGTTGTATCAAGAGACTGAAGAGATCCCAGAAACAGGGGCTGTAGAGGCTATTCCCGTTATGTTTAAACCTCGTGTAAGTCTTGCGATTTTTAATCTACCTCCATTTAAAGCAATGGAAGGTAAGATAATTTCCGCCCAAAACTTGAAGGACATGATTAAGACCAAGGCTAAACCACGAGGTGAAAAGCCTGTTCTTGAAGACGTTTTAAATTATCCAAAATACAGAGACGAGAAAAAGTTTTCATATGACGATTTCAAAAAAGATGTTGAAATTGCCGTAATGAACTTTGAAAGGATTTACACTCCTAAATGGAATGACTATGGAATGCCTAATCTGGGTCCTAATAGAGACATATATGGACAGGACATAAGAACCGTAGTCCTCAATGCTCCTGTAAGTCATGGTTATATGGGACACTGGGACAACATCTATAATCCATCTTTTTTTAGTAATAGAAAATGGGTAGTCAGAGAGATTCCGAACACACCTGGGAACTTTGTTGCTTGGGATGAAAATACTCCGGGAACAGTTAATCAAGACAACCTCATGAATTACGTGGGAACAGCTGGTTCAAGAGAAGCGGTTGAAGCGTGGATAGAGGACCAGAAAAATATGTCAACAGGAAAGGCGCCACTAAAAGTGGGTATGTTTGGCCATATTCGAACATGGTACAATGATGACACTAAGCAATTCTATGTTGCTGAACTTCAAAGTGACGCGCATCAGAAGTATAAAAAGCAAATGAAGCGTCCATTGGATGAAAAGGCTATGGCATCAACTATGGGCCGAGAGGATCTTGTAAATTACATTAAAAATACTTATTACAAAAACGTATTGGCTAAGGTTGAACCATACAGAAATGCTATGAAGGAAATCTTAGACCATATAGGAGTAAGAGAAAACGATGGTGTTTATGAACTTTCAATAGGATATGGAGTAGATACAAGATATGTTCCGCTTATTTCAGCTGAGGCGCTAAATAATATTGCGGAAGATTCGATGAAGGCTTTTTTCGAAAATACTAATGATTATTACCTAAGACAAGACTACGGCGGTTTAGGATCAGACTCTCCTCTTCGGGATCAATTTCAAGAACTTATTTTAGCAAACTTCATAGGCCGATATTCTAGATATGTTGAGCCTGGAAATGAATACGAGGACAAACAATATCCAAATGGAGCATTCATATTTTTGGGTCGTCCTAGAATATACACTGATTATGCTTTTGATTACAAATCCGTTACAACCCCCCGTATTATTGAGTTTAGAAGTGTAGAAGAAGCCACGGATTTTTATACTACGACATACGATCAAGCAAAAGAGACGATTGAAGGATTAGCATCTATTGTTAGAATAGGCACTAGGTTCGCGCAAGATGTCAAGCCGTTACAAACCTGGATCGAAGAAGAGGCTTCCGTAAAAGTAGAAATGCTAAAAAAACTTGGCAAGTTTACTTTTGAAAAACAGTTTTTGGATTTGGACAAAAACTATATGACGCGACTTACTCGTGAAGCAATAAGATTAGCTGCTGAATCTGGAGCAGAAACAATGCGTATACCGACACCAAGAACCATATCTTACATAGAGCAATATGTTAACTATTCTAGTACTACGCCGTTGAACGCAAGGGCTAGTAATAGAAGTATACCATATGAAACTCCAGACGGGACAGATGCTGATTTGAAACCAGGAGACATCATAAAAATAGAAGATGAAGAATACATTGTTTTAGAGGCAGACGCTACTGACATTAAGGTGGCTGAAAAGAGTCGAGTAAATACAATGAGTATTTATGAAGAAGCCAACGAAATGGCTTGGAATGACGTTGAAGAACTCAAGTATCAATTCCGTAGAGCTTTAGAAAGAGCTGGCAGAACATTCGACTGGAAACGAATAACACAAGAAGATATAGACGCTGTTGAGGATGATGAGTTCGACTATTACCCCAGTCTGCAAGAAACTATGCAGAATGAGATGGATAGAAGCGCACGAACTTATGATATTTTAGATGAAGATGGGGAGGTTATCGAAGCAGATGTGTCTTATATAACGTGGTCTGACTTTGATGATGAAATAGTTCAAGATTTAAGGGAGGAAAATTTAAGTAGAGGTTCGGATTTGTTTGCCAATACAGCTTATCAAGTTGCAACAAACAGTGACGATTACCTTGTTTTAGATGACTGGGGTGTTGATGAAATCGATTATAAACAACCCGATCAATATGACGAGATTGAACCCGAAGAACAGCCAGAATCAGAAACAAAAACAAAAACGCCAGATGGTATAGATCTTTCTAGGGAAAAATATTTTGAAGAAAAATACCCCGAAATCATTGCAAAAAAACTTAGTGATGATGATTTTGAAAATGCGATGGTTGTTGTAAAAAAATACTTTGATTACCGAAATGATTTCAAGAAACTTCGTCCAGATACCAAAGAGGTTATGGACGAGAACGGGAATGTATGGCTTGAAACGAAAATTACCCCAGAAGACTTAGATAATCCAATCATCGCGTTCCAGAAAGAAGGTGACAAGGCAAAGGCAGCCGTTGATTTCTTAGATGAGGGAAGAGCTACTGTACACATTTTCAAAGGAGCCGACATCTCGTCTCTCGCACACGAAATGACTGGTCACATAGGTCGCCGGGTTTTGGAAAGACTTGCTGGTCTGAATGCAGACTTCGCCAAGGATTACGAAGCAACTAAGAAGTGGGCTGGAGTAACAGGGGATTTGTGGAACTCTATCGCTGAAGAAAAGTTTGCACGTGGATTTGAACGATATCTTCGTTCGGGTAAGGCCCCAGACAAATCTTTGCAGTCAGTATTCAACAAGCTGCGTGAATGGTTATCGAACATCTACGAACAAATCAAGGGAGGAAGCATTGATGTAAATATCACACCTCGTATGAAGAAGGTGTTTGACAACCTGCTTGCATACAAGCCTGAACCAGCGGCGGAGACTCAGAAAACAAAGAAAGAGACGAAGACGAAGGAGTCCAAGCCTAAGCCTAAACAGGAGATTCTTGACAAGGCAAAGAGACTCGCCGATTTGTACCGCGAGATAAAGTCAGGCAATGTATCTGTACGACCTGAACTTAATGACCTTTTGGAACAAAACCCAAAATTGAATTACCTTTACAAAAATCTTCCAAGCATCAATTCCAAGTTGGAAAAGGATGGATTAATAACCAAAAAAACTGACGGTTGTCCGTAATAAAATATGAAACCAAATACGTTAGATCAAGCAGTAGTCAATTTGATGTTGCCTCGTCTTGAGGATGAGTTAAACGCCTTTTATTTTTATCGAGCCGCCAGCAACTGGTGTCAAGGCGTTGGTTTCTTCAAGGCGGGTGAATTTTTCGCTAATGAGTCTAATGACGAGCTGGAACACGCCAAGAAGATTGAGAAGTACTTGGTAGACTGGAACGTGGATCCGGCATTGCCATCAATACCAAAGCCACCCATCAAGTTCACTGGTCTGCTTGATGTTATCGAAAAGGCGTACAGAATCGAATACGAATTGTACGAAGCATACGAAGACACGTCAATGGCTCTGTTCAACATGGATCTGTGCGTGTTTGATTTTTTCCAAGAGTTCAGAACTTTGCAAAAGAATGCTGTTGCTGAGTATAGCGACAAGTTGAATATGCTTGAGGGTGTAACACCCGCTGGCAAGTTGGAAATGCTTCTGTTGGAGAAAAAATTGTTCTAATGGCCAAAAAGAAAGGACCTTGTAAACTTACCGTAAAAGGTAAAGGAGATACTAAACCTCGTGAGATGACTTTCGAGGAATACATCGCCATGCTTCATGATGGCGGGTTTGAGGATTTAGTTAATCAAGGGGCCATCGATCCTGATGAATTGCGCGGGGATAATCCATTTGGGCCAGAAGCTAAGGCAGAAACCGCTGAACCACCCATGCCGCCGGACGTCCCTCAATCCCCTGAAGACAAGCAGCAGTCAAACGAAGAGGAGAGAAGCACAAGGACGCTGATTAAACGTGCTACTGACGATCGCGAGGCTTTAAAGGCCAAGGTAGAACAATACGGTTTAGATCGTAAAGTTGAGAATAGAAATGATGCCAAGGAATTGGCACAGGCATTTATAGAGGATGTAGGGTTTAATGATGCGGAATACGCCGCAGCTACTATGCTTACTGGTGCGGCAAAAAGCTATGTGTATGCTGAGTTGATTGACGCTCTTGAGGTTGGCTTGTCAAACGCCAAGACTCCTGAAGAGATAGACTCCATACTGAGCAAGCAGGCCGAGCTTCTTCATATTTGGGATACTCAAATTGCAGATGCCGCAAGAGAGATTGGCGCCCTGGCAAGCATTTATCGTGATTCTTTATTTGGCTATAAGGCTGATGTAAAAATCAGAGAATACAAGAAGGCATCAGGCGGATATATCAGCCCAGAGATGGAGGCTAAATTCCGTGCTTACGAGCAACAAATTAAAGACCTTAATGCTAAACTCAAGGAAGCAGAACGCAAGGCCGCACAGGAGCGTGAGGATAAACTCATGGCCAACATTGCCACGTCTGTATCGACTGAGAAGAAGAAGGCCAAAACATTTACCGACAAGGCAAAGCAAGTTGCTGACAACTTCAGAAAGCTAAAGGGCAAGCCTATCCAATTTCGTGATGCGAATGGTAATCCGATAGATATACAAAGAATGGGTCTTTCGTTCGATGACATCATCGAGCTTGGAGCCAAGGCTATTGAAGCAACAGGAAAGATAGCGGACGGTATAGCCGCAGTCATGGAGAAGCTGGCCGAGCAGGAATGGTTTTCCTCTTTGTCTACCGTTGACCAGGAGGCTGTTCGGTCGCAGGTAGAGGGGATGTTGTCCGAAACTACAACCGGAGACATCAAGATCCCCAAGGGCATGATTAAGGTAATGGTTGAGATGGGCAACAATACCATCGACAGCCTTACGGACGCGATCATGGCTCAGTTGCAGGAACAATACCCTAATGCTACCAGAAGAGATTTCCGTGACGCCATAACAGGTTACGGCAAAGAGGTAAGCAAAACCAGAAGCGACATCGACCGTGAGATCGCGGTAATGAAGCGTATCGGTGCAAAGATGTCTCAACTTGAGGATCTCAAGCTTGGCATTATAACCGAAACCAATCCTGTTACCAAGACGCAAAAGCAGGAAGAGGAGAAGAACTTGGACAGAGAGATAAAAGACCTGTTCAAAGAACTGGGCGTGACTGGAGAGAAGAAACTTGACCAGGCCAAGAAGAATGTAAACCGCACCATACAAGACCTTCAGAAAAGGATTGATGACGGCCAATATGCTCCCAATCCAAAAGAAAAGCAATACACCTCAGACGCCGAGCTTGATGCGCTTAACGATGAGAAGAAGGCCCTACAAGATCAGCTGAAGGAATTGCAAGACCAGGTTGGATACACTGAAGAAAAGAAACTCAACCAGGCCAAGAAAAATATTGAGAAGCGGATAAAGGAGCTTGAGGAAAAGCTTGCAAGTCGCGACTTTACGAAGAAGGAAAAGCAACCTGCATACACAGCTGATGACGAGATCCGGGATCTCAGAGCAAGACGCCAGGAATTGCAGGATGAAGTTGATATTGAGATATTCAAAGAGAAGCTCAAGCAGCGTGGATGGAAGGGGACTTTTGCTGATTATGCAAAGGACATCTTCAACGTAACCCGTAACGCGATGGCTACACTCGACTTGTCGTTTGTGCTTGTTCAGGGTAAACTTATTTCCGGAGGTATTCTGCATCCTGTTACCGCGTTTAGATCGGCGTTACAAGCTGCCAAGCAAATGTTCAGTGAAAGCAATGCTCGTCAATGGAATACGTTCATCCGTTCACAGGAGTATTATGACGAGATGAAGAAGGCTGGTCTTTCTTTGACTGAGTACGATGCTAAGGTAGAGGCTCAGGAAGAATTGATGTTGACTGGTCCTATCTTAAATGCTTTATGGGCAATGGCTGTATCTCCTTCAAGAATTGTCAGCAAGGAGGCTTACGAGGCGGCCAAGAGACTCAATCCAATGAACGCATTCTCACGGGCGCAAGTAGCGTACTTGAATACGTTCCGCATTTTGCGATATAGGGAATTGGCAGACAAACTGAAAGCCGAAGGAAAGAGTATTAACACGGATCTGCAATCTTATAAAAACGTAGCAGACGTAATCAACACGTTTTCCGGACGCTCTGGGCTTGGTAAGATTGACCAAAACCCAATGTTGTCTAAGGCTCTTGCTTACTCGTTTTTCTCTCCGCGCAACTGGGCTAGTATATTGAAAACATCTTCCCCAATCGCATTGTTTTGGGCTTACAAACTGCGTGATACAGGCTCTTCAAGAACAAAGATGTTTTCGGTAGCTCAAAAGACTGCGCTATTCGATTTCATGGGAGCAATGGGAAGTACCGCAGCTATCGTGGCAATGGCTGCAATGAGGTTGAATGACGATGATGACGATGATTCAGAAGTAGTATTTGATCCACTCAGTTCATACTTCGGGCAAATCCGATTGGGTAATACTTACGTAGACCCGTGGGCGGGTCGTATGCAAACGATTGTATTTACAAGTCGCTTTATAACGGAAGCAATGTATAGGGGTGGTACAACGGGTCCTCTTGGTGTTGATAATCGACCAACAAGAGCTGTGTTGTTGTGGGAGTATATGTCTCGCAAGCTTCACCCAAGCTTGTCAATGCTTTACGATTACGGCATGACCTCTCAGGCTGAGGGACAACCTCGCATGACTCCTTACGGTGAAGAATGGTCATGGATGGAAAGAGCAAAGGAGTCGGTTACTCCTATGGTTTACAATATGCTTAGTGAGGTTCATGAGGAGCAACCTGGTCATATAGAAGCCTTCCTTATGCCACTTGGTTATTTGGGTATGGGTGTTCAAACATACCAACCAAAAAGACGAGATGTTAACCGATACAAGAATGTGGAGACCAAGGAATTCATGAAGATGTTCAAGCCTTCAGGGGTTTCTATGATCAAGTCGGAAGAGTTCATGGGTGTACTGGACAAAGAGCAGATGCTTGAGATGAATACGCTGTATCAAGACAAAGCGGAGATGTTGCTTGATCAATACGCTAAGATAGTTCCTGATGACTTGAGTGAAATCAGGGTAAGCGCTGAACGTCGCAGGATAACTTACCCTGAACGTCAAGAGGCCATCGCCCTTTTGCGTGATCAAAAGATGCCAGAGACTGAGGAGAATATCAAGAAGATTGCCCTAGAGCTAGAACGCAAGAGTAAGATTGGTTTTAAGATAGATGAGTTCGCCAGCAAAGCAAAAGATGCAGCCATAGAAGAATACCTTATGTCAAAAGGTAAAGAAGTGCCTAAACCATACATAGGTGCTATGAAAAGGTACGAAAAAAGGCTGAAATACTACACAGACAAAGCCCTTGAAAAGTAAATTTGTGACTCTAATGCAACACGATATCAATCATACAGAGATGACGGATCAGGGTTACGTAGACGGAGCGGCTTCAGTTTTATTGACAACATTTGCCGCAGTGTTGTCCTGGCAGGAACAAGCCGAATGGTTTTTCCGAATCTCTTCTCTGCTGCTTGCTTGCACGGTATCTATCGTTGTCCTTTACGGTCACCATAGAAAGTCCAAGTCAAAGAAGTCAACTAAGTAATTTCTCCCTTCTGTAATTGTATACCTTCTAAAAACACAGAGGGCGGTGATCAGGCCGCCCTCAAAGTTCTCGTCTCCCGACTGCACTTGGTGTGCGCGAACTTGCGGTGCAAATATATGACATTTATTATTTAATGCAAAATAATTTGCACAATCCAATGTGCAATTGTAAATTTGCTCCGGTTACTGGTAATACATAGTGTTTAAGTGTGTAGTTTTCCCTGGGCAAAGGCCTGGGGATTTTTTTATATTTGCAGGAGAAAACGAAGTTATGATTGAATTGAAACTAGCGGATCCAACCCCGCATGAATTAAGTGAATATAGAGTGCTAATTAACGAACTGAAAGAGAAGTTTCCTGATGCCTCTATATTGGTTGAAAGGGGTGTTGGAGACTACGCTATAAGCAATACGTCAATATTTATAGACGATGATAAAAGGACTAACTGGCATTCCGCGATTTACCCATCAGTTCCCAACCGGGGGACAGCCCAAATCAAGGCGGATATTCTGTCCCTTACCTTCGCTATGCGTGAACTTGGGTTTGATGTCAAGTTTCTGGACAGCGATCCAATCATTCGTGAAAAGGTTTCGATAACTCGTGGTAAGCTCAATTCTTGTGTATCTCTTCGTCAAATGGTGGAACTCCTGGAGGAGGCGAATCACGAAAAAATCGACGAAGTAAAAGTAATGATAGAGAACAAACGCAAGAACGGCGGTCGTCCTAGCAAGAAGTCTGTGATTGAATTTATCTTTTCTGGCGTACGTGAAGAGAAGCGGATGCAGCCTGTTCGGACCGGACCAGAGTGGGCGCGTGTGAAGATGGAATGGCGTGATAGATTTACCTCTTCTAAGTATGCGAAAATGTACAAAAGTCTCGATGAATTTTGTACCTTCGCCACAGAAGAAGAGTGTAAATTATGAACTTTATAATATCGAATATTCAAGTAAACGGAAACGATACCGTTTCCTTTCTGAATACAAGTGGTCTTGTAAGGACCATGAGTCGCATTTTGCCGACCAGTCCAAACTTTATATCGTACAGATATGACACTATAACGATTAGCGAGTCCAATGGGGAATCGTTTTCGTTTCCCGTCTATCAGATAGAACTGATTGGGACTGTAGCTTATACCGTTCTAAATTTCACAGATGCTCCTTCTACGGTTGAGGCCAAAACGGTTTCCATTTACAATCAACTAACTACGTTTGTTTTCCAGGCTTGCTGCGATTGCGAGGGCGGTGGTAGCGGAGGCGGTGGTTGCTTTTCTGTTTTCTCCTTGGCTGACGGACCAGTGGCTCCGACTGGTAGTTTTACGTTGAAAAACGTAACAAACCCAGGTTCAACGGTTTTTCCTCCTGGTCAAATAGCTCAAATTTCCATTAGCAACTTTACATTTGGCTCGGTGCAGGACTTGACGAACCTGTTCCCGGCAATACCTGAAGGTTCTTGGATATTTGTTTACAATGTAGACGATCCGTCTAACTTTATAATACTCAGCATAACAGCATACTCTGCGTCACAATTGCCTAATGGTTTTTATGACTGTGTCGTAATTGATTCTTCTGGAGGATTTAGTAGTTACAACAACAAGTACTGCATAGACTTTTCTATTTCAGGGGAAATCGGGAGTATCCCAAAATGGCAGCAGACATTGGACTCTGACTCCACTTTGAATAAGGACAACTTCATTTACGCAGACATCAACGCCACGCACACGTTCTCAATGAACGAGTTCCTCAATATAAACTTCAACACTAATGAAGAGTTTGCGGGGGGGTCAAATGCGGGGCTTGGGATTTCAAATTATGTTAGATCAAACGGCACGTCGGATTTTATTAGGCTGGAGTCATACCAAACCAACGCAGGCCCAGGAACGGGTCTTTATGTTCAAGTCGGCTCAGACCAAGGTGGTACACCTGGCATTATAATTCAAACCCTTAACGCCAAAAACTCGGTAGCACAGCCTGGCGACGTGCTTGTTTATCAAGGCGATGGAACTGTTGAATACCAAACTATAACCACCGTTGGTACGGTAACTTCTGTGGGTCTTGTAATGCCAAACGCCTTCACGGTAACCAATTCCCCAATCATTGATTCGGGAGACTTGACTGTAGAGGGTGCAGGGGACGCAACCGAGTACATCAATGGTCTTGGTGAGTTAGCCACGCTTCCTGTCTACACCGCTAACAATGGATTGAATAACACAGCGTCTCCTACGGTAATACAACTGGGAGGAACACTGCTTGACGATACTGCAATAAGCACAGACGGAAACACGCTTTCTATTGAAGGATCTATAGGTCAAAGCACTAGCCGTCCATTTACTGTGTTCAACTTGGGAACCGCTGGGGTAGCTAACTTTTTTGCATACGGAAACTCTTCTTCAAGCTCCGTGTTGATCTCGAACGAGATTGAGAACACTTACTCCCCATTAACTGTCAGAAACAAGTACGACTCTACAGGTAATAAGACCATATTGACTTTGTCTCAGGAGTCGTTATCTGACCCAGTTAACTCTACTCTTTCTGTAGACATGAACCTTTCCGGGTCTTCTGCTCGCCCATCTGCCGCGAGGTTGACTGCTGGGGTATCAAGTGCTGCTGCCGCTCCTAACTTCAGGTCTAACTTCAGCATCGAGACTGTTTGGAATTCTTCTGGCCCATCTGCGGCCCTTAGCATTCTTTCAGATGGTAAGATGAAGTTTAACGCCTACACGCCTGGTCAGTTCTCGTCGGCCTATCAGTCTCTTTTGGCGGTAAATAGTTCAGGAGAGGTTGTAACAACAACTGGTTCGGGCTTCATTGTTTCTATAACAGGAACGGCCCCAATAAATGTGACTTCGGGTGTTAACCCTGTGATCTCTATGCCAGCCGCTACGGTTGGTCAGGATGGCTACTTGACCTCTGTTGCGTATAATTTATTCAACAACAAGCAAAACCCAATAACATTAACCACCACTGGCACAAGTGGCCCTGCTACTTTCGTTGGGTCCACCTTGAACATCCCTCAATACGTGGGCAACTTGGTTCAGGCAGGCAGCGGTTTGAGTGAGTCGTCAAGCATCATCAGTTTGGGACACCCTTCTCAGGCCCTAGCTTTATCCAGTCCTCTTACGCAGGATTCATACATAGCAAATAATGGTTTTGATTTTGTAGTATTAGGAACGAAGGCTGAAGAGATTTTAAAAGTTCAAAACACCTTATTAAACTCAAACTTAGGAACGGGATTTTCTGCTGTATCTAATGGAGGTAATGCTATTGTTGCTTCTCAGAATTTTACCGGAACAATAACTGGCTCATACACAGGAAAAACGGCGGGAGTTAATTCGTTTTCGAATGTTGGTTTTGGAGTATATGCTGAGTCTAGAATATATACTTGCGGGTACTTTGAGCTTTACAACCTAGTGCCAATTGACTTCCCTGCATTACACGCTAAAAAGAATACAAGGGAGAAATCAAACGATTATGATGAGGTTCTAAGGATAGAAAGAGCTGGCCCTGGAGATGGCAATAGAACACCCGGCATAGGGTTTGGTGCTGTTTCAACCTATTGGTTGCGGTATGGCTCTTCTGTTGCTAACGTTTCAAAGGCGGGTAGCATTGGATTTTCATGGATCAGCCCTACTACTCAGGATTCTGAGTTCATTGTCGCCCCGACAACTGCTGGAGTTGAAAACACAAGATTAAAATTAAAAAACACAGGACAGTTACAACTAACCGCCTACACTCCGTCTGCATTTCCAGGGACTGTAGCTTCATACCTTGGTGTTGATTCTCAAGGAAATGTCATTCAAGGTCCTGGCGGGGGTGGCGGTGGCGGTGGCCTTACTGGAGCCTATAATGGTTTATCTGTAGTATCAAATAGCGCAGTATTGGGAGGCCCTCTCACGGGACTCACTTTGATAAGCAGCTCTGGATATGGATTGCAGATTTCAGGCAACGTTCCGTCTTCTCAGACCGCTTCTCTGTACGTTCAAAATACTAATACCGGCACTAATCCTATCGCCATTAGAGGCGACGCAACAGGTTCTGTAAGCTCTGTGGGTGTTTTTGGATCTTCCGATACAGGGCGAGGCGTGACTGCAATATCCTCTTCAGGAACTGGCATAATCGCCACATCTTTAAGTGGCATTGGCGCTGTAGTAACCTCCAATAGTATTTTTGCTATTCAGGCCGAAACCAACAACAGCAGCGCGAATACAGTGCAGCCAATAATGTGGCTGAACAGGAACTCCTCTAGTGCGGCTCAAGACAACATTGGTGGCTCGATTAATTTTGCTATTAAGACCACTAGCGGATCGTTGGGGGTCTCAAACTTGATTGTAAGTAAATGGACTAATGCTACTGAGGCCTCAAGGACTAGCCAGTTTGAAATACACGGAGTAAACAGCGCTGTAAATCCTTCTGCTTATTTTACATTGAAGGGAACTGGCCAGGCTCAATTTAACCAGTACACCAACTCTTCTTTATTTAATGGTACTGTATCGGCATATCTTGCTGTAGACGCTCAAGGAAATGTTATTCAAACAACCGGGGGTACGGGCGGCGGGTCTCTTGCTTCGTTGAGTGACGTACAATTAGGAACCCTTTCTAACGGTCAGGTTCTTCAATATGATTCAATTTCATCTAAATGGGTGAACGCATCCGTGTCTCCTTTGACCGATGGCAACAAGGGTGATATTACGGTGTCTGGCGGCGGCGCTACATGGACGATAAACAATAATACCGTAACGTATAGCAAGCTGCAAGCAGCGTCTTCGTCAAGTCGTATTATCGGATCGCCAAGCACGGGTACTGCTTATCAAGAGTTGACGGTTGGTAACGGGTTAAGCATATCAACCGCACAGATTGGTCTGGGCGGGACAATGAATACTGGTCAGACCACTATAACTCATGCTGCTTCTAATTTGGCATTTAGTGGGACGGGTGCTGTAGCTACAGGTACGGGAACTGTTTCTTCTCTTGTACAAATAAGAAACACATCAACAGCGTCTTTTTCTTACGGGCTAGAGGTCTTGGGGGGAACGCGAGGAACCGCTTATTTTGAAACAGGTAACGCAGGTGGCACATCTGCGATTGATACTGGTTTTGCTGTTTACGCATCAAACAATACTACTCATACCAATTACCCAATAATATTTGAATCCGAAAAAAAGAAAACATTTAGAATATTAGCGGGTACAGCAAACGGGTCTGTTGGTGATGAAGTTTTTCTAATAGAAAATCAGGTTTCCGGGGCGCCATCTGGAGGTAGCACTCTGTTGTCCTTATTCTCTAGACCGTCTTCCGGAGCAGCGTCAAGCGCAACTCAGGGGATATCGTCTATAGTTTTTACCGGAAGGGACTCAGCTAGTTCAACCGTAGCTTATAGGTATTCCCAAATAGAGGCGGGATCTCAAAATCACCTAAACGCAAGCAAGGCTGGTTATTTTGACTTTAAAGTAATAAGAACTGGTGGGTTAAATCCAACAAGCACTTTAAAGGTAAACGGAACGGGACAGATTCAGTTTGCAGCATATACCTCATTGAGTGCGTTTCCTGGGACCTCGGTAGCCTCCTTGGGTGTGGACAACGCCGGTAACATCATAACTATTACAGGTGGACCAGGATCCTCTCCGTTGACTACCAAAGGCGACTTATATACGTTTGACACCACCAACGCTAGACTCCCGGTCGGCACGAATGGACAAGTTCTATTGGCTGACAGCACAGCAGTTACAGGATTGCGTTGGTCCACCATTGGGGCATTGACAGATGGCAACAAGGGTGACATAACTGTATCTGGAGGTGGCACAACATGGACTATTAATAACGACGCTGTCACCTATGATAAAATTCAAAATTCCTCAGTTGGCGTTGGTTATAGCGGTTCTGTTTTGGGTTCTTTTTTAAGCGGAGCTTCTTACGGCCCATTAGATGTAGCTAATGGCTTGAGTGTTACCACGTCTGGTAAATTGATTTTGGGAGGTACGTTAGAAAGTAACGCATCGATTGTAGTTCCAGTAAGCACTGGATTTCAGGTGCAGGGTGAAGGAGTCTTAGTCAGCGTTATTGGTCTTTATTCAACCAAGGGCATGGTTAACATCGTCGACGAGGGGGTGTTAGATATTGCTAAGTCTGCATTAGACCTTTACAGTGAAAGCAACATAGGACTAACCGTAGGTAACAGCGCAATGCTGCCTACTTTAAGGGTCAATAAATCAGGTGCGTTTGCGTTAAGTTCTGTTATCGAAAATAATTATGCGATATCCGTAGTACCTAATCAATGGGGGGTTCTGTTTGCGAATAATCAAGCTAATGATGTTATTTCTTCTGTTAGAATTCAAAAGGGTGCGTTTACCGGAAGTATTAGACCCGATGGAACTAATATTCCCGTTTCTCAATATGAAAGCCTTTCGTCTGTATTTACAAACAACGCTTTAGACATACTTGAAATAAACAGAAATCTTTATGGTGACGTCTTTGGGGGTGTTCCATCAGATGGATACGGAGCAAGTATTTTGTATAGGCTTTCTCCAACAACTGGAGGGGTTACCAGTACTGGTGTTCCTGTTTTTAGATTGACTTCTTTTTGGCAAAATACGTCGTCTAATGTTGCTGCGTTTACTGTGTCTGCAAAAACAAGCACCTCCGCAAGTTCTTGGGAAAATATATTTACGGTGGTAAACTCAGGTCAGGTAAGACTAAATGCATACACTTCGTCTTCTGCATTCCCCGGCACTTCGGTGGCTAGTTTGGCTGTCGATAGCAATGGTAACATTATAACTCTATCGGGAGGCGGAGGTCTTAGTTCTGTTGGACTTAGTATGCCTTCCGCGTTTACTGTAGCCAACTCCCCTCTTACTGCTAATGGAACCATCGCGGTAACGGGCGCGGGTAACACAGGACAATATGTTCGAGGCGATGGTACTCTTGCAAACTTCCCTTCAACAGGTGGTGGAGGTGGACAGATATTCTACTTCAATGGCAACACATCGCAACCATCAATAGGCGGCAATGCTTACTACGAATTAGGTACAGCGGCAGGCACAGGCCCGGCGGCCAATTTCACAGCCAACACCACAGGCCCGATCGCTAGGTTTATAACTGATGTCAATTCACCAAACCACTTGGTCATTCCGTCGGGTGTATGGACGATTGACGTTTACTTGAGCGAGGCGGGAGGTGGATCGAATAGTGCTGAGGTGGTTGCCAAACTTTATAAGTACGACGGTAGCGCGTTTACCTTAATAGCAACCTCACCGCTTGAGCAGATAACAAACGGCAGCACTCCTGACTTGTATACGTTTGCTATCTCAGTGCCGAATACGACAACAACCGCTACCGATCGAATAGCTATTGAGTTTGATATTCAAAACACAAACGGCAAGACGGTTACTCTGTACACCGAGAGCGACAAGATTGGCGAGGTGCATTCGACTTACGCTATCGGAATCAGCTCGCTTAACGGCTTGACTGACAACACGCAAACCTTTGCCACAGGCACAGCCGGAACCGACTTTGGAATAAGTAGCACAGGAAGCGTACACACCTTCAACCTACCTACTGCCAGCGCATCTAATCGTGGTGCGTTGAGCAGCGGGGATTGGACGACGTTTAATAATAAACAAGAAGCCATAACGGGTGCAGCTACTACGATAACAACATCAAATTTAACCGCATCAAGGGTACTTGTGTCTAACACAAGCGGCAAGGTTGCGGTAAGTAGTTCGTTGGTGGGTCATAACCTAGCGACATTGACCGATCCGTCTCAAACTAGTTACTTAAAAATAAATTCAGACAATACTGTTTCGGCTATTACGGCGGCTCAATTAAAGATTGATTTGGGTATAGTAACGAACAGGGTGGTTTTGGCAAGTAACTTTACTACTACTGCTGCAAATACTTACCAAACAGTAACAGCATTTGAATTCCCCGTTACATCTGGAAAGACATATATCTTCCGTGTGGTTGCGGGTATAACCCAGACCGGGCAAGGAAACGTAAGTGTTACAGGGCCTACCGCTAGTGTGATTAGATATGGTTTTACTTTAGCCAACACCGTTGATGCTAACGTAAGAAATAACCAGACAGCATACGACCTACCAGCGGCCAACAAAACCCTCATCAACGGTATGATGACGGGTGAAGGCTTGATAGCGGCTACTGCAACTGGAACGGTAAGCATCCGACTCAGGTCTGCCGCTACGGGAGGCGTTACGTTACTTGCGGGTTCAATCATCGAGTGGCAAGAAGTTTTATAAATAAGTACATATTAATTCAGGTTCAATAAGCATGAAAACAATTCAATCAATCAATCTTTGGAAAGACGGAACATCACGAACCGCATCAATTCTTAAAATGTTTATCAGCTACGACGACTTGAGTGAGCAAGCTGTAGTTCAGTACCAATTGCTCGAAGATTCATTCGTTGTTCTCGCTAGTGGCGCAATAACAATTGCTGGCCAAGACTATATCGATTGGGGTTCTACGGGTGATCCAAATGCGGAGATTTATGCCTATGGAGCAAACTCTTTGGGTTTAACGATTACTGGCGATTACGTAGCTCCACAGGAAGAACAGCAACCATAAAAGATTAGTTGTTATTAATCACACTGTGGTGTATATTTGCATCAAACATTCAACTTATGCAGGACATAAATAAAACACTTCGATTACTGAACCTCCCATCAGAAATGGGAGCAATGAACGGTCAGATTAACAAGCGCACCGTTAAGACGCTTGTAGAGAATCGTATTCACGATTTCACCAAGATGGTAAAGAACCCCACTACAGGGAAGATGGAAGCCACCAAGACCTCTACGTTTACTATTGAGACCACCATGTCTTTGTTCGGGGCATACAGCCTGAACATGGCGGCGAACCACATCCATTGGGGTGGGTTTGACGTAGTGGATATGTCTGACGGAGCGTTCACCATGTACAGACCATCAAAAGAAATCGACCTCCCTTACGAGGCTGACGCTTCTGGCAACATCGTGAAGCGTGAGACCCCGCTGAAAGGATGGGTTGGATGGGCTGAAATCCGTGTTATCCCTACAGCAAAAGGTCATGACTATAACTTCTATTGGGAGCAGGGTGACAACGTAACTCGCACCGGCTTGCCTATTGAGCATGACGTTAATGTGATGACTCGTTCTATTCTTCGTCGTGAATACATCAAGACAGCCACATTTGATGGTGTTGCTTCTAAGAAATTCAACAAGTCTTATCCAGTATACACCGTGGCTCAGTTGCTGGCAGCAACCGGAATGAACGAGCATCAACTCGCGGAGGCGTTCGGTCACGTATGGCACGTAGAACCAAAGAGCAGCGAGACACACTGCCTGAACATCGCCAGCGACATCATCATGGTTGATGACAACACCGTGAAGGGCGAGGCTTACATCAATGGTGTATTGTCTTCTGAGATCGACTACACAAGTCTTATCAGTTCATATGGCAAGAACCTTCCTGACTTTGTTTGTCGCTATAAGTTGTACAACGAAAAGTTCACCAAGGCAGGAGACAACGTGTTTGGAACTGCTTGGTACAAGTACTTCGCTCCAGGCCAGGACACTTCTTTGAACATCGTATTGGGCGAAGAGGTTAACTACAACGAGGAAACCAATACATTGACTTACCCTGTGGATAGCAAGTTGGTATTCGACTTCGAGTTCCTTCCTGCTCAGGGTAAGAACGAGACTGTTGGTGCTTGCCTCGATCTTGACACAATGGAAAAATCTCTTTGGTAATGAAGAAGATTCTAAGAAAGTTGCAAATGTTTGATGGCGTCTGGTCTATACCAGTCGCCTTCTTTTTGTTTCTCCTTGCCGGATCCTACAGCGCGGAGTATTTTGGCGACGGACTCATCTCGATAGAGTACATACAGCAGGTGATTCTTGCTGCCCTTATCATGATTTTCGCTAACTTTGTGGTGTTCCTTGGTGGGTTCTTTAACTTCCGTGGTTTACAGAACTACTTCTACTCGAAGAATGCCAAGTTGGACTTAGAATACTCATCCACGCCATGGCAAAGAATTACATTATACGTCTGTGTTTACTTTGGGTTGTTCTTATGCTTCCTGTTCATACTGTGGCTGATAATGACGGCTACTGTGTCCGCGCCACTG